AGTTTAATAAATATGGTGGTTTTGATCCAAAGAGGGTAGTGAATTCTAAGATGTGGGATGCTCCACTAAAAATTATACCAACATTACTTTTAGGAAAAGGTGGTTAATATGTCTAATGATGAATTAAAACATGTTGGTGTTTTGGGTATGAAATGGGGACGTCGTTCTGGTGGTGAAAGTGGAGGTAGTTATCCCACGCATGTTATAACTACTAAAACTGGAAAAAAGGTTAGAGTAATGACCGATGCTGCTTATAAAAAATATCAGAAAGATGAACAAAAATGGGAAGGTAAAATTACTGCTGGAGTAAACAAAGTAAAAAAGGAAAAAATTAAAGATATTAAGGGGTGGAAATCGTATAGTACAGGTAAAAAAGTTGTTCTTGGAACGCTTATTGGAATAGGTACGTTTAAACTCGCTCAAATCGTTGTAGCAAATGTTTGGCTTAGATCCTGGCTATGAGAATTTAAAATGTCTTTATCAAATACAGCAGTTCCTATTTATTATGGAGAATTTCGCGAAAAAGTAATAGAAGGAGAAATTCCAGTATGCAAAGAAATTTCTATGGAGATGAATAGGATAGATCAACTTATTGAAAATCCTGGGGTTTTCTATGATGATCAGGCTGTAGAAGGTTTTGTTCGTTTTTGCGAATCTGAACTCACCCTAACTGATGGTAGCGATTTAACTTTACTTGATACTTTTAAATTGTGGGCAGAACAAATTTTTGGATGGTATTACTTTGTTGAACGAAGTGTTTATGTGCCATCTCCTAATAATCGTAGCGGAAAATATATACGCAAACGAATTAAAAAGCGTCTAGTTAATAAACAGTATTTGATTGTTGCTCGTGGTGCTGCTAAGTCGATGTATGCTTCTTGTATACATAATTTTTTCTTAAATGTTGACACAGCAACAACCCATCAAATTACTACAGCTCCGACAATGAAGCAAGCAGAAGAAGTTGTGTCACCTATACGAACCTCAATTACTAGATCACGGGGTCCGCTCTTTCAATTCCTAACAGAAGGATCTTTGCAGAATACCACGGGCTCGCGTGCGACTCGTCAAAAATTGGCATCCACAAAGAAAGGAATTGAAAATTTTCTTACTGGTTCCTTACTTGAGATACGTCCAATGTCAATTGATAAACTTCAAGGCTTACGGCCCATGATTGCCACAATTGACGAATGGTTATCTGGAGATATTCGAGAGGATGTGGTTGGTGCTATCGAACAGGGTGCTTCAAAACTTGATAATTATTTAATTGTTGCAATGAGTTCAGAAGGAACCATTCGTAATAGTAGTGGTGATACTATTAAGATGGAATTGATGGACATACTTAAGGGCGATTATATTAATCCCCATGTTTCTATTTGGTATTATAAACTTGATGATATTCAAGAAGTAAACGATCCAAGAATGTGGTTGAAAGCTAATCCTAATCTTGGAAGAACTGTTACCTATGAAACGTATCAATTAGATGTTGAAAGGGCAGAAAAAGTACCTTCTACAAGAAATGATATTCTTGCAAAAAGGTTTGGAATTCCCATGGAAGGTTACACATATTTCTTTACTTATGAAGAGACATTACCGCATAGGCATAGAGATTTTTGGTCATTACCGTGTGCTCTGGGATTCGATCTTTCGCAAGGAGATGATTTTTGTGCCTTCTTATTCTTATTCCCATTAGCGAACGGATCTTTTGGAATTAAGACTCGTTGTTATATTACTTCATTAACCTTAAAGAAATTACCAGGTGCTATGAGAATGAAATATGAACAGTTTCTCGAAGAAACTAGTCTTCAAGTTCTCGAGTGCACAGTTTTAGATATGATGGAGGTTTATGATGATTTAGACAATTTTATATTAGATTCAAGTTATGATGTTCGTTGTGTAGGATTCGATCCTTATAATGCAAAAGAATTTATCGAGAGATGGGAAAGGGAGAATGGATCTTATGGGATAGAGAAAGTTATTCAAGGTTCAAAGACAGAATCTGTTCCGCTTGGTGAATTAAAGACTCTTTCTGAGGAGCGAATGCTTATTTTTGATCAAGAACTTATGACTTTTGCAATGGGTAATGCTATTACACTTGAAGATACTAATGGTAATAGGAAACTTTTGAAAAAACGGTACGAACAAAAAATCGATCCAGTTGCAGCCATGATGGATGCATATATAGCTTATAAAGCAAATAAAGAAACTTTTGAATAGGAGAATTTAAAAATGAATCAAGATCGTTCGAATGATATTAATGTAAATGCTGGAGTTATTGCTAATCCTGTTGTTTCATCTGTTGAAAAAAGGCTTAAAAATCGTTATGTACTTGAAGCTTTTCGTGATGGGAAACTTCTCTGGGTTGAAGACTTTGATAATCTTGTAGTTGATGTGGGATTAAATGATTCTTTGGACAAGCATTTGAAGGGATCTGGTTATACGGCTGCATGGTACGTTGGTGTAGTTGGTGCTACTCCTACATTCGCTGTAGGTGATACCATGGGTGGTGCTCATGCTGGTTGGACTGAGCAAACTACTTACGATGAGGCTAATCGTCCTGTCTTGACTCTGGGCACGGTTGCAAGTAAGAGCGTCGACAACTCAGCTAGTAAAGCAGTCTTTACGATTTCAGGTACTGTGACCTTGGGTGGTGCTTTTATTGTTACTACCAATAACAAGGGTGGCACGACTGGTATTCTGTATGGTGGTGGAGTATTCTCTCAGAACCGTGCATTAGTTGACAATGATGTTTTGAATGTGACCATTACTTGTACTGCCGCTGCGAGTTAATATGAAGAAAACGCTGTTTACATTAAATGTAGACGGCTATGCTCCTGGAATTACCGCTCTTACTTATCCGCTTTTAAAAAGATATGCTCACAAGATAGGGGCGGAATTTCACGTCATAACCGACCGCAAATTTCCGTCCCTACCACCTGTCTATGAGAAATTGCAAATTTATGAATTAGGTCAATATTCAGACTGGAACATATATATTGATTCTGATGCTCTTGTCCATCCAGATATGTTTGATGTAACTGAATTTCTTCATAAAGATACTGTTTGCCATAATGGAAGTGACATGGCAAATAATCGTTGGAAATATGATAATTTCTTTAGAAGGGATGGACGGCATATAGGAAGTTGTAATTGGTTTACGATAGCATCTGATTGGTGCTTAGATTTATGGCATCCATTGAATGATATTACTTATGAAGAGGCTCTTGAGAATATTTTCCCTATTCAGGATGAAGTTAATAGTGTTATTACTCGTGAACATTTAATTGACGATTATGTTTTATCAAGAAATATTGCTAAATATGGTCTTCATTTTACAACAGTTCTAAAAGTAATGAGTGTCTATTCAATTCCAGGAGACTATTTGTGGCATCAATATACAATTTCTATGGATGAAAAAGTTAAGCAGATCCAGGAAGTATTAGAAAAATGGAAGGTATAAATGGCCAATAATACTTATACTGTCTCTGGTGCAAATACTTGGACTGTGCCCACAGGAGTTACCGAGGCAACAATTGAAGTATGGGGTGCAGGTGGAGGAGGTGGTGGTTCACTTACTAATTCTACAACAGGCGGTGCTGGGGGTGCAGGCGGCGGAGCATATGCTAGAATAGCTGTTACCGGACTAGTACCTGGCAACGTTCATGCTCTAACGGTAGGCGCAGGTGGTGTTGGGGGAGCTGCTGGAAATAATCCTGGTAATGCTGGTGAAGCATCATCCTTTAATAATAACTCTAGTGGAAATACTGGTGTAATTGTTAGTGGTAATGGTGGTGCTCTAGGTCAACCTGGTGGTTATGTTGGCAATCGTGCTGGTGCGGGTGGGGTAGCTAACGGATCGGGTGGGGGGATTACCAGTTACGCAGGTGGTGCAGGTAATAATGCTAGTGGATCTAATCAGGGGGGTGGTGGTGGTGCTGGTGCTGGCAACGCAAATCCAGGTGCAAATTCAACAAGTATAACTGGTGGTACTGGTGCAAATGGTGGTGGTTCGGGTGGTAATGGCGGTGCAAGAAATGCTAATGGTAATGTCTTCCGAACAGCAGCGGGCGCAGCCGGTGGTGGTGCAGGACGATCTAATGGTACGGCTCGAGCCGGTGGAAGTGGGGGTAATGGTCAAGTTATTGTGACTTGGATTGTCACGGCTAATGAGACTGCTTCTGGAAATAAGTTTCTTGGGATGTCTATTGTTGATGGTAAGTCATATTTTGAAACCTTGTATGGAAATTAGGAGGTATGCATGGATCTAAAAATACTGTACGATGAATTAGTGAATGATCCACTTGTTCGAGGTTATTTAGGTATGACCAATGTTCAAGCCTCTACTAGCCTGAATATTGTTAATCGTAGTGTTCATAAGACTAGTATGAATGGATCAGAAGTGCTTCAGAATATAGTGAATACTGAATATAATGTTCTAACAGTAGAGAAGAAAGAACAAGTTTGGGGTTTATTGGGTATTGGTACTCTAAATCCATGGGGTAAAGAAGCTGATATTATGATTGACATTTTTGGGGCTGGCTCAGCAACAATTACCGCTCTTGGGGTTGCCAGAGTGAGTACGGTTAGTCGGGGTGTCGAATTGGGACTTGGAAGTGTTCAGCCGGGTGACGTTCAGTGCGCTCGTGCTTTTGGAGGCTAAATTATGGCTACTATTAAATATGGTACTCCGGGCTCACCGGCTAATGTTATGACGACCGAGCTCAACGCGATTGCTAACGCAGCCGGAGCGATCTCGGCTACACCAGTTTCGAACGATGCTGCAGGCGAGTTGCATCCATACGCCACATTCGAGTTGCTTTTGGCAACACAGGGTACGGCTAGAGTAGCAGGTGCAGTAGTACTAATGTACATCCTGCCGGAAATCTCAGATAACTTCAGCTTCGGAGGTGCATCTTTGCAACCACTGCAAGCACCCGACGCTATATTTCAATTTGATGCAGCCGTTACCGCGCGTTATGTAACAGTATCGGGCATACCAATCCCACCGACCAATTTACACATCGTTCTGTGGAATTCTACCGGTCAAACGCTTGCAGCCACCGGGAATGTTCTGAGCTGGGAAGTGTACGACTATGCGAGTGCATAATGTCAATCCGTTTACTAAACACCAGTTCTCAGGCGCTGACTCTTAATACTGATCCGCTAAATTACAACCTACCTTACACATTTATGTGTTGGTTCTATGCACACACGTGGCCTTCGGCAGCTTCTTGGCATACTCTTCTGGTAATAGGAGAGCCAACCGACCACTCCGGCGATGATATAGAAATAACAAATTCAGCCACAATTGACAAATTCGCTCTGTATGTAAACGCAGGCAGTAATAGTGAGACATATCCTAATTTGATATGTCGATCTGGCGTATGGTATCACGCTACTATGGTACGGTCTGGGGTAGCAAGATGCCTGGCGATTATCAATGGTGTGTATAGCTGCGAAAGCACGATTAATGTGTCTACGAGAAAAGCCGCGACTGTAATGACTATCGGACGAACTCAGGACGGTGAAGAATATATAGATGGTAGGGTTGCTGCTATCAAGGCGTGGAATACTGCGCTAACTCCGGAAGAAGTTCGACGTGAGATGAAATTCATTTCGCCCGTCAGAACTACAAATCTGTATGGGTGGTGGCCCGGTTATCCAGGCCAGCATGGAAAAGACTACTCTGGCAACCAACACGATTTTACGGAAGTGGGATCACCAACAGACGAAGCACCGCCACCGGTGGTTTGGAATAAACCTCCGCCTAAAATATGGTGGTTTGCTGGTCTTTCTCCTAAATATGGTGTTTTAGATAACTTTAATCGTGCCAATGAGAATCCTGTTGATCCCACTCATTGGGGTGGAACTGGTTTCAAGGTAGTATCAAATCAACTTGTGCCAGTATAGGACTTTGTGAGTGCATAATGTCAACCTTCTTCAACGGAGACGGCCAACGATTGAATTATGATTCTGCCCCAGCAGCAGATAAATTTACCTGGATGTTTTGGGCATATCATAATTCTTTCCCTTGGAATAGTCTTTGGCCCACTTATTGCGCTATTACGGGTGGTACTGTACCATGTGTCCAGTTGAATAATGGATCTTCCCAGCTAACAATTGGTGAACTAGTATCTAATACATATCCGGGTTCCTATATAAGAGCCAAACGCTGGTATCATATTACTTGGATACACAACGGAGAGCGGGATAACCGTCTATATCTAGATAGTAAACTAGATATCTATGATACAAACGCAACTATACGAAACGAGACGCCTGATGGTATAAGTATAAACGCACAGGAGTATCATGAGTATAACTATGACTGTTATCAGGCTCAACATAGGATATGGAGCAATGTAATACTTACGCAACAGGAAATTTTGCGTGAGATGAAAAGTCGAAGAGCAGTACGTCGTAGTAATCTTTGGGCAGAATGGTCGCTAGAATCTCGTTCATTACAAGATTTAGCAGGTTCTAGACAACTGGTAGTAGACCAGTTTCCAACTCCAGGTATAGCTAGTCCTAATTCAAAACTAAACCTTCAAAAAATATGGTGGTTTGCTGGGCCAACAATTTCCTATTCCTACTGGCTTACAAAGTACAACGCCACTCAAGAAGTGTACGCAACTCTCTCAACTGTTGGAAGTGATTACTTGCGATTATGGGCAAGACTGGTAAACCCAACAGGTCGAGATACAAATCTACGAGGTTATTACTGTCAATATGATGGATCGGCAGTCACTATCCATCGTTACAATGATACGGGAACCGTAGATGTAACCATAGGTACATGGGCAGGCACACTTCAGAGTGGCGATAAGTTGTGGATGTCTCTAGATGGGGCAGTTTGTAAGGTTTATTACTATCGTAATAGTTGGATTGAGATTATTAGTGCCACAGATGGCTCTCCTGCTCTTGATGAAGGGTATATTGGTCTGGAAACTAAGAATGCGACTTGGGTTCTGGACGACTTCGGTGGCGGTGGTAGTGCTGCCAGTGTGTCTGCAGAAGAGGCTATCTCGCTTGGTAAGGTTGTGAAGGTCACTCAGCCATTCGCTGGCACGCAAGAAGGGACGACACTTACTGTAGGTAAAGGTGTTTCTATCTCCGAGCAGGTGATCGTGCAGGGTGCGCTAACGCTAGCAAAGTTTACTGGTATCAGCGCAACAACGAACGTGAATGTTTTCGGTGTGACATCGCTGGCGAAATTGGATGGTGTTTCTGTTCTTGAGACAAAGACTGTTCTCGAATCGTCTATGTTAGCACGCTCTGTAGGTTTGACGTCAGCAGGTGCACGACCAGCAACTGAAGAATCTGTAGCACTAGCAAAGTTCACCGGTATCACTGCTCTTAGTCAAGTGGTTGTCGGAGATACGCTGGCGCTAGCAAAGTTCATCGGTGTCACCGCTCTTAGTCAAGTGGTTATTGGGGATACGGCGACTTTAGCACGTTTTGTAGGCATTACGACGATAAGTGCGAGACCCACTATTGTTGAAACAGTTACTCTCTCACGTTCTAGCACGCAAAGTAGTGGGACGCAGACGAATGAAAAAGATGCAGTAAGTTTAGCAAAGTTTATTGGTATAACTGTACTAGAAGAAACGCAAGGTTTTATTAACGAAACTGTTATATTAGCACGTTCTATTGGGATAGGAGTATTACAAGAAGGAATAAGTCAAGTAAGTGAAAATGTAACTATTAATCGATTAATTGGTATAAGTGTAAATACGCAGTTAGGAATTAGTGAAAATATAGTTTTAAATCGATTAATTGGTATAAGTACAACTGCACAGTGTCAAGTTAATAATATTACAAGTTTAGATCGATTAATTGGTATAAGTGTAAATGCGCAGTTACGAATTAGTGAAAGTACAGTTGTAAATCGATTAATTGGTATAAGTACAGTTACACAGTGTCAAGTTAATGACAATACAAGTTTAAACCGATTAATTGGTATAAGTACAGTTACACAGTGTCAAGTTAATGATAATACAAGTTTAAACCGATTAATTGGTATAACTGCAAATGTACTACAATTCGAAACCAATGTTAATGTAGTTCTAAATCGATTAATTGGTATAAGTACAACTACACAATGCCAAGTCAATGACTATTTGTCATTAACTAAAATTATTCGAATAACTGTAGTTGAAGAAACAAGGGGGCAATATAGTGAGAATGTAATAATAGCACGTTCTATTGGCTTGACAGTGTTCCAAGAAGGAATAAGTCATGTAAGTGAAAGTGTAAATATTAGTCGATTAAATCTATTAAGTATTAGTGAGCAAAATACGTTATATAATAGTTTGATATTTGATCGATTAAACGGAATGTCTGTTGTCTCGCAATGTCAAATTTTTAACAATTTGATATTTTCTAAATCTAGCGGATTAAGTATTAATGCACAAAGTATTGCTAACGAGAATATCACCGTTAATAAACTTAATGGATTAAGTACTAATTCACAGATAATAGCACAAGAATTAATAAATTTATCTCGATTATATGGTTTAGCGATTCTTGATAGTCGGTATCTATTAGAAAGTATTAATTTGCAATACGGCAAGGGATTATCACTAGTTGATAGTCCAACCGTTTTTGAAAAGATTGAACTTGGAAGAATAGATATTGTAACTATTATAACTGTCTTATATTGTTATAATAATATTACTTTAGATCAATATAAATCAATTATAGCTGAACCACCATCGTTATATGTATATAATGATGGAAATCATTCTACAGCAGTATTATTCCGTGATAAACGTGTTGAAGTATTGTTTAGAGATAAACGGGCTTCAGTTCCTTGGCGTGATAAACGATCAAATAAGTAAGGAGATTAGATGCAAACAATATTACCAAGTAAAGATCCTAATAATGAAGAACCATATTTTGTTATTTGGTGCGATAAAGAAACTGGTCTTAATGACGGAAGTAAAAATGATCGTGGTGAACTTCAAGGATCAACTATATCAACAGTTTTATGGATTATGCCTGCAGATGATCCAGTAGAACTAATTAAAAAAAGTTCTAATCAGGCTGCTGTTACGATTGCAGGAATTGATTATGATGTAAACACAGTTGCTACTATTTGGTTGGAAGGTGGTGTGGCCAATAAAGATTATCCAATAACTTGTAGAGTTACTACTTATGATGGTCGAACACTAGATAAAACAATTATCATTCCGGTAAGAGAAAATTAAATTTTAAGGAGACTATTTTAAAATGAACGATTTAAGTACTAAGCATATTACAATTATCAACAATCTAACCGATCCTAGAGATAAGACATTAGCTCTAGGAACAAAGTTTCAGCAACTTATCAGTAATTTAGGTGTTGGCGGGACGCCAGTAAATGCTGTTAAAGCGGTAATGACATTGGGGGTAAGTGGTGTAACTATTGATGGTGAAACTGTAACCATTGGAACTCGGAAATATGAGTTCTGTGCAGATACTGCGCTATCGAAAACACTCCCAACCAATATTGCTATTGATATTTCTGATCATGCCACGCATGCGGCTCGAGTATTGACGATCGATACCCAACCCACCAGTAATGATACGTTTACTATCGGAACAAAAGTTTATACGATTGTTCCTGATGGTACAGCTAATGCTAATGGCGAAGTTAGTAGGGGTGCTACCATAGCGGCTGCTAAACTTGCTATTGTAGCAGCTATTAACGGTACCGATGGCCACAATACTCCTCATCCATCGGTTACTGCTGCGGCATTTGTTGTTAACGATTGCACTATTACTGCGTTGATTGGCGGAGTAGCTGCCAATGCAGTAGCAACAACTGAAACGTTTACTGCTGGTACAAATGTTTTTGCTGGCGCAACGTTAACTGGTGGTGCTGATTGCAGTGCTGCTAATGTTCAATCCCATCTCGTGGCAGCTGTCAATGCTGATACTCCTGTTGGGGTTGTTGCTTCCAATGGTTCGAATCAGGATGTACTCTTAACTGCAAAAGTGGCTGGTATTCTTGCCAACGATATTGTACTTGGTGAGACAATGGCAAATGCTGCGTTTACTGGTTCGGCAGTTAAGATGGCTGGTGGCGTAGACGGAACTGTTGGTGTTGCTGGACGTCCAGTAGTTGATGCTACTTATGTGTATTTCTGCGTTGCAGACAATACCGTATCAGGGCAAAATTGGCGCCGTGTTTCTCTTGGTTCGGTTTATTAAAGGAGGACTTTGGCAAACTATGTATGACAATTAAAAATTTAATTAAGGAGGTGGTGTATAGTGCCAAATTCTTTTGGTGATCGTTTACGACATGCATGGAATGCCATCCGATACGGTGAATCCAATCAAATATATACAAACATTGGACCCGCATATAGTATAAGACAGGATTTGTATCGTCTAAGACTTGGAACAGAAAATTCAATTATTTCTTCTATTTATACCAGAATTGGTATAGATGTGGCTTCAATTCCTATACAACATGTTCGTCTGGATGAAGATGAAAGATATATTGAAACTATTGAATCTGGTCTTAATAATTGCCTTACGTTAGAAGCAAATATAGATCAAACCGGTCGTGGATTCATACAAGATGTTGTAATGTCTATGTGCGATGAAGGTGTTGTAGCAATAGTTCCAGTTGATACTACTTTGAATCCTGCGATTACTGGTTCATATGATATTACAACAATGCGGACGGCAAAGATTATTGGTTGGCATCCAAAACATGTACGTCTTAATGTTTACAATGATGAAACTGGATATAAACAAGATATTACACTTCCTAAATCTATGGTTGCTATTGTTGAAAATCCGCTTTATTCGGTAATGAATGAACCAAATTCCACTTTGCAACGTCTTGTAACAAAATTAAATCTTTTAGATGTGATAGACAATCAAAGTGGATCCGGTAAATTAGATTTAATTATTCAATTACCGTATGTGATTAAAACAGCTGCACGTCAGCAACAAGCTAATAATAGAAGGAAAGAGATTGAGAGTCAGTTAAAAGATTCAAAGTATGGTATTGCTTATACTGATGGAACCGAAAAGATTACCCAATTGAACAGACCCGCAGAGAATAACTTAATGGGACAAATTGAGTTCTTAACGAGTATGCTTTATAGCCAGTTAGGTTTAACGAAAGCTGTCTTTGATGGTACTGCGGATGAGAAAGAAATGATAAATTATTATAATCGTTCAATTGAACCTATTCTTGCTGCGGTTATAGATGGAATGAAACGTGTTTTTATAACTAAGACTGGTCGGACACAAGGTCAATCTATTATGGCACTTAGGGATCCGTTTAAACTTGTTCCAGTTAGTCAGATGGCTGACATAGCAGATAAGTTTACTAGGAATGAGATTCTAAGTTCTAATGAAATTCGTCAAATTGTTGGGCGTAAGCCAAGTGATGATACGAGTGCTGACGAATTACGTAATAAGAATCTTAATCAACCTGAACCAAAGCCAGAAGTAGTGGCTGAGCCAAAGCCGATCAGCGATCTAGTTAATACAATCAAAATGGAAGGAGTTTCTAAATAATGAGTAAATCTAAATACGATTTTGGTGGCTATGCTACTAAAAACGGTCTTAAGTGCACTGATGGAAGGGTAATTCTTAAGGATGCATTTAAGGACAATGATGGCCAAACAGTACCATTGGTTTGGCAACATCAGCACAATGAACTATCTAATGTTCTTGGTCAAGCATTACTTGAAAATCGTGAAGATGGAGTATATGCTTATTGTATTTTTAATGACACTGAGAATGGAAAGAATGGAAAGATCCTTGTAGAGCACGGTGATGTATCTTTTCTATCAATCTTTGCTAATCAATTAATTGAAAAGGCCAAGAATGTCGTCCATGGTATGATCCGTGAAGTTAGTCTAGTTATGTCTGGTGCAAATCCTGGGGCGGTTATTGATAATTTAGCTTTTGAACACGCGGATGGTACTTATGACATCGATTCCGTTGAAGCAATTATTTATACTGGTTTAGAACTGGAAAAGAAAGAGGAAGAGACACTACCAGAGAAGCCACCAGAAAAACCAGTTAGTTCTATTGAACATGCTGATAGTGAAAACGAAACTATTGAGGATGTTTTTAATACACTTAACAAAAAGCAGAAGACTGCGGTTTATGCCATTATAGGTTCTGTACTTGATAGTGAAACCCCTGCAGATGAAACAGATACCTCTGCAGAACATTCTGATAAATCTAATAATTCTAATGATGAAGGAGATAATAAGATAATGAAAAACAATGTTTTTGACGGCTCGGTATCTCAGAAAGAACGTATTTATCTTTCTCACGATCAATTTGCGGAAGTTGCTAGAGATGCATTCAAATATGGATCACTTAAGCAGTCTCTTATCGCTCATGCTGGAAGTTATGGTATTGATAATATTGATTATCTATTTCCTGATGCTCACCTTTTAGCGGATTCACCATCCTTTCTTCAGCGTGAAACTACTTGGGTTGCTCCTGTTCTTAACGGAACTCGGCACACTCCATTTTCTCGTATTAAGAGTGTTTATGCCGACATCACTGTTGACACTGCTAGGGCTATGGGCTATGTCACTGGTGCTCAGAAGCACGACGAAGTGTTTGGTTTGTTAAAGCGAACCACCACTCCAACCACGATTTACAAGAAGCAAAAACTTGATCGGAATGATATTGTTGACATTACTGATCTGGATGTGGTTGCCTGGTTGAAGGCTGAAATGCGTGTAATGCTTGATGAGGAAATTGCTCGCGCAGTATTGGTGGGTGATGGTCGTGCAGCGATGTCAGAAGATAAGATCGATGAAACTTGCATTCGCCCAATCTGGAAAGATGATGCGCTTTATTCTCATAAGTTGCAACTTCCAGCGACCGATGATCTCCCAGCAGAGGTTATGGATAAGGTTATTCTAGGACGTGTTAACTATAAAGGATCTGGTAGTCCAACCTTGTTTACAAGTCCCAGTTTCTTGACCGAAATGCTTCTGATCAAAGACAGTCTTGGCTATCGTGTTTACAAGACAGAAGCCGATCTTGCTGCTGCTCTTCGTGTTTCCAAGATTGTTGAAGTTCCTATCATGGAAGGTCTGCATCGTACTGATACTCTTGAGTATGATCTTCTTGGCATTATCGTTAATCTCTTCGATTACACGATTGGCGCTGATAAGGGTGGTGCTATAAGTATGTTCGATGATTTCGATATCGATTATAATCAGTACAAGTACTTGATCGAAACTCGTTGCTCTGGTGCTTTGACTATACCTAAGTCGGCTCTTGTCATCGAGCGCGCACAATAATTTAAAGGAGCTCTAACATGGCAAAGTTTCACGGATTGATTGGTTATGTTAAAAATGAAGAAAGCGAAACTGCGCCAGGAGTGTATAGCGAAGTAGTTACGGAGCGTCCATGCAGTGGAGATATTCTTCGTAATACGAAACGTTGGGAAAATGGTGATAAAGTCAACGATAATCTAACTATTGATAATAGGTTTAGTATTATTGCTGATGAATTTGCTATTAGTAATGCTCGAGTTATGCGGTATTTGAAAATAATGGGGTCTTCTTGGAAGATAACATCGTTTGAAATCCAGAGACCCCGTATCATTTTAATGGTTGGAGGGGTGTACAATGGGAACTAGAATCGAACTGCAAGACCTTCTCGAAACAGTATTGGGTTCTAGAAATGTATATTTCCAGCCCCCTCCAACTTTACAAATGCTATATCCGTGTATTGTCTATAATTTAGATGACATGAAGACTATATTTGCTGATAATAATCCATATAAGATTGAAAAACGTTATTCATTAACAGTTATAGACAAAAATCCTGATAGTTCAATTCCTGACAAAATCGCTTTACTACAAAAATGCATATTCGATAGGCATTTTGTTACTGAGAACCTTAATCACAATGTTTTTATAATTTATTTCTGAAAAGGATAAAATGAAATGACTCGACTCGTTTGGGATGATACTGGTAAACGTTATTTTGAAACCGGTGTAGATAAATGCGTTCTGTATGTTATGGATGTTAATGGCGCATATCCTTTAGGTGTTCCATGGAATGGTCTAACGGCAGTTACAGAAAGTCCTGCTGGTGCAGAACCAACAGCACTGTACGCTGATAACATTAAGTATTTGACTTTGATGTCGGCTGAAACATTTGCCGCGACACTTGAGGCTTATACATATCCGGATGCATTCGCAGAGTGTGATGGATCGGCTGCTCTTCATCCGGGTGCAATGGTTGGTCAACAAACCCGAAAGCAATTTGGTTTAGTCTATCGTACCAAATTAGGTAATGATGTTGGTGGCCAAAATCTTGGTTATAAACTCCATTTAGTTTATGGTTGTTTAGCCTCTCCATCAGAAAAAGCATACGCTTCTATTAACGAATCACCAGAAGCTATTACTTTTAGTTGGGAAATTGCCACTACTCCAGTATTGGTTACTGGTTTTTCACCAACATCTCTACTTGTTGTTGATTCAACTAAATCGACTGTGAATGGACTTGCTGCTCTTGAAGATAAACTGTTTGGCGATGCAAGTTCCGGCGTTGCTGCTCTTGTACTTCCTGATGCAGTTCATATTCTGCTAGCAACTACTTAAGTTTTAATTAAAGGAGCCTTGGATATTCCAGGGCTCCTTTATTCAAATTATTAAAAATTGAAAGGAGTTTTTTATGCTTAAAAAGACGATCAGTTATACAGATTTTGATAACAATGAACGAACTGAAACCTTCTACTTCAACCTTACTCAGGCTGAAATTGCTGAGATGGAGCTCTCAACAAAAGGTGGTCTCGCCGCTAAGATTAATGGTATTATTGAAGCTCAGGATAATGAAACTATTATCAAATTGTTCAAGGAAATCATCGGTAAAGCATACGGTGAGAAATCTCCGGATGGTAAATACTTTGTAAAAAATGATCAACTTCGTGATGCCTTTATGCAGACACAGGCATATAGCAATTTGTTTATGGAATTAGCTACAAGTCCTGAGGCTGCAGCTGCTTTTATTAATGGTATTGTGCCAGCTGCGAGTAATCCACCGCCTAAATCATAGAAAATTATGAGGAGACTAGAGATGTTGCAGATAACTATTCCTGCTGCAGAGTTATGGAATGAAAAGACTAATGAATTTGTTAAAGTGAAAGAACAAGTTTTGCAGTTAGAACATTCTCTAGTCTCCTTATCAAAATGGGAGTCAAAGTGGTGTAAACCGTTTATGTCAAAAATGGAAAAGACTTCCGAAGAAACAATTGACTATATTCGTTGTATGACAATGAGTCAAAATATAGACTTTGATGTATATAATGGTGTTACTAACGACATTATTGAGCAAGTGAGTAATTATATCGAAGCCCCAATGACTGCTACAACGTTTAGTACTAGTAACAAAAATGTTATTAATAAAGATATAATCACAGCAGAAATTATTTATTATTGGATGGTTGCTCTTAATATACCCTTTGAGTGTCAAAAGTGGCATCTCAATAGATTACTTACACTTATTAATGTTTGCAATATCAAGAATCAGCCTTCTAAGAAAAGTGGTTCGAAAAAAGACACATATTCTCGTAATGCGGCTCTTAATGCTGCTCGACGAGAGAGTTTAAATAGTACAGGTTAATATGATCACTATTAAACAAACAGGAGACTTTCGTAATACGGAAAGATTCTTTAGCAGGGCTCAAAAATTAGAAATACGTAACATTCTTGAAGGATATGGATCGAAGGGAGTTAGTGCACTATTTATAGCGACGCCAAAAGATACAGGACAAACTGCTGCTTCATGGAGTTATAAAATTGAAGTGACTGGTAATAGTTATTCTATAGGTTGGTATAATTCCTATGAAGAAAACGGTATAAAGCCAGCATTTCTTATTCAGTATGGGCATGGAACAAGAGGCGGCACATATGTTCAAGGTATTGATTATATTAATCCTGCTATTGGCCCTATATTAAATGATATTTCGGAAGCTATATGGAAGGAGGTGTCTAAGTTATGAGCAATACTGTAGATAATCGTGCTGTTCAATTAGGATTTGATAATAAACAATTTGAAAGTGGTGTTAAAACAAGTATTTCTTCTCTTGATGCTTTAAAAAAGGGATTAGATCTTAATGAACAGGCTAAAAGTTTGCAAAAACTTGGCGAGGTTGGGAAATCATTTAATCTAAGTCATATAGCAGACGGCGTTCAAAATTTATCTAATAGATTCTCTACTTTTGGCATTATTGGCATGACCATTCTCCAAAATCTTACCAATGCTGCTATCGAGTTAGGAAAGAAATTATGGACTGCCCTAACTTCTCCAGCAAAAAAGGGTTTTGCTGAATACGAAATCCAAATGAATGCTATTCAAACAATCTTGGCAAATACTGCATCAAAAGGTACTACCCTTCAGCAAGTTAACGATATACTTAATGAAATGAATCTGTATGCCGATAAAACTATTTATAACTTTGCTGAAATGGCTAAAAATGTAGGTACCTTTACGGCTGCGGGTATTGATTTAAGAACCGCTGCAGATGCTATTAAAGGTATTGCTAACTTAGCCGCTGTTTCTGGTTCAAATTCACAGCAGGCTGCCACAGCTATGTATCAGTTATCTCAGGCTTTAGCATCCGGTACAGTGAAACTTATGGACTGGAACTCTGTTGTTAATGCTGGTATGGGTGGAGAAGTATTCAAAAGTGCTCTTATGGCAACTGCTCGTGTTCATGGCATTGCCATTGACGATATGATTAAAAAAGAGGGCAGTTTTAGAGAAACACTCCAAAATGGTTGGTTAACCAGCGAAGTTTTACTTGAAACATTGCAAAAATTTACTGGGGATCTTTCCACAGAACAATTAAGAACGATGGGTTATACTGAAGAACAGATAACCGAAATTGTTAAACTTGGTGTAATAGCAAATGATGCTGCCACTAAGGTTAAAACATTATCTCAGTTAACTCAAACAATGCAAGAAGCAATGCAATCGGGATGGGCACAGACCTGGCAGATTATTTTTGGTGACTTTGAAGAAGCTAAATCCTTTTTTACGTATTTAAGTGACACCTTTGGTGCTCTCATTCAAGGTTCTTCTGATGCCCGTAATAATATGTTAAAAGGTTGGAAAGATCTTGGTGGACGAACCCAGGCTCTTGAAGCTCTTAAAAATGTAATAGAAACAATTATTAGTATTGGAAAAGTATTTGGTGATACTTGGGATCAAATGTTTCCTAGTACAGGTAAAGCTGGTCAAGGACTTTTCAATGTAACTAAAATGCTAAGAGATTTTACCGATGTTATTAGAATTGCCGTAACTGGTAGCGATAAACTATCAACAATTTTTGGTGGATTATTTGCTATTTTTGATATTGGAAAAATGGCAGTAAGTGCTTTACTTGGAAGTTTTGGAAAACTTGATACGAGTGGAATAAAACCATTACTTACTACTTTCGTTAATTTTTTATATACACAGTCATTGTATTTATTAATGGTTAGATCTCTAATAAGGTCAAACGATACTTTTGGCGTAGCAATAGAGAAGGTAAAAGGATACATTGTAGGAACCAAGAATGCTGTTATAGAATTTGCAAATAGAGTAATTATCGAATTTAATAAAGTAAAAGGCCAATTCTCTTTACTAGGAGATAGTCTTAAAAAGGCAGTAGAAGGATTTAAGGAAGGTTTTAAAAATGCTTTTGATTTTAAAATGGCTGATACGAGTGGGGTTAGTACTTTCTTAGATAAACTTCATATTCGTTTTGCTCCTTTAGAAACTCTATTTAAATTTGTATCCGTTATAATAGGTGGTTTAATTAATCTTCTTGAAAAATCAGCTCCAATCCTTTTAGGATTAGGAACTTGGTTGGGAAAGATTTTAGGTGGTCTAGGAACAGCAATAATGAATGCTGTTTCTACTCTTGATTTCAATAATTTATTTGATAGTCTTAATGCCGCTTTTCTTGGAGGTTTCTTAGTAGCTCTTACCAAATTTGTATCCGCAGGTTCAGGAACTCTTAAAAGTCTTTCGGGTATGTTTGGCGGAATTACTGGCATTTTAGATGGAGCTAGAAAAAGTCTTGAAGCTTATCAAAAGAATCTCCAATCAAAGACCTTATTAAATATTGCTATTGCTATAGGTATACTAGCTGCAGCATTATTAGTTTTGTCATTGATAGATTCAAAGAAACTTACAGTATCTTTAGCCGCCGTAACAGGGTTATTTGCCGATTTAGTAATATCAATGGCAGCACTTAATAAAGGTGGTACGGGCGTGTTTGGCGCCCTAGGATTGTCAGCAACTCTTATAGCTATGAGTTTATCCCTTTTACTTTTAACGGCTGCTATTACTAAACTAGCCGCCATTGATCAGCAAGAACTTGGAAATGGTTTAACTGCATTAGGATTCATAACAGCAGGTCTTGTAGTGTTTATGCGTGCAATAGGCACAAATGCGATAAGTTTTACAAAAAGCGCTATTAGTATTATCATTTTAGCAGTTGGTCTTAAGATATTAGCTGGCGTGGTCGAGAAATTAGGCTCTATTGACGTTGGTGCTTTGCGAAATGGTCTTATTGCCATAGGAATAGTTCTTGGAGAACTTGCGGCCTTTACTCAATTGGCTGGTAAGAATATAGGTGTTGGTAGTGGACTTGGAATCGTTGCTTTAGCTGGTGCCGTTTTACTAATGTCAGTAGCTGTTGAGAAATTTGGTAAAATGGATGTAGGTGTTTTGAAACAAGGTTTGATAACAATTGCTGCAGTTTTAGCAGAATTGGGAATTTTTATTCGATTAGCAGGTAATGGAAAAAATGTAATTATAACTGCTATTGGAATGACTATTCTTGGTGGCGCTATGCTCATATTTGCCGAGGCAATAACCAGAATAGGAAATCTTTCTTGGGAGCAAATAGCCAAAGGTATGGCCGGAATGGCTGGAGCCTTATTGCTTATAGTTGCTGCAGTAAGACTTATGCCAATGAGCATGATTGTTACTGCTGTAGGACTTGTTATAGTCGCAGAGGCAATTCGTATTCTTGCCACTTCAATAACTACCATGTCAAAAATGACTTGGGAAGAAATCGGCAAAGGATTAGTTACATTAGCGGGTGCATTACTTATAATAAGTATTGCAATGTACGCTTTACAAGGAGCTATTGGTGGTGCCCTAGCGTTGATAGTAGTTGCAGGAGCTTTGAGAATACTTACTCCAGTACTAGTGACGTTAGGATCAATGGGTATTAAAGAAATAGCTATAGCATTAGGCGGACTTGCAGCTACGTTTCTTCTTCTTGGAATTGCTGGAATGCTTATAACTCCAGCTGTTCCTGGATTACTTGGTTTAGGTATTGCTATAGCCTTAATTGGTGCAGCAGTAGCCTTAGCTGGTGCTGGTTTATTAATGTTCTCAATGGGTTTAGCTGCTCTAGGTGTATCAGGAGTAGTGGGCGCTACGGCTTTTGTTGCGGTTGTAGGAATACTTCTTGGCCTAATACCATTATTAATTACAGCACTTGTAAATGGAATTATTCTATTTGCACAACTAATAATTCAAGCAGCACCTGTAATTGGACTAGCTTTAATAACGCTTATAGCAACATTATGTGCTGTTATTATTGCCTCTGTTCCGCCAATGGTTCAGGCTCTTACAGTATTATTACAAGGATTATGGTTACTAATTAGACAGCAAGTTCCTCAAGCAGTTAATGCTATATTGTACGTGATCGGAGAACTCTTAAAATCATTAGCAGCGAAGATACCAGAATTTGTACAATCTGGTTATGATATCTTGATAGGTATTCTAAAAGGTATTCGTGATAATATTGGCGATGTTGTAACTGTGTCAATAGAAATAGTTACAAATTTTATTGATGCTGTGGCTGCAAAGTTACCTGAGATTATTCAATCAGGCTTTAATTTACTAATATCTTTTATTGAAGGAATAACAAAAGCTGTTAAGGAACAAGGACCAGAATTAATGACTGCTATTGGAGATCTTGCAAAAGCAATTATTAAGGGTCTTACCGATGGTCTTCTTGGGGGGATTGATCAAATTGTTAAAGCTGTTGGAAGAATAGGTAGTAGTATTATTAGTGCACTTAAAACATTATTAGGTATTGCTTCACCTTCAAAGGTAACATATGAAATGGGTAGAAATCTCGATAAAGGTCTTGAAAATGGGTTAATAAAAGGATCTGGTCGTGTCGAGAATGCTGCTGAAAGAATGGGTAAAAAAGCAATATCAGGTATGACTAATGCGATAAATCGTATTAATGATGCTCTTAATAGTAATTTTGATATGAATCCCGTTATTCGTCCAGTTGTTGATTTAACAGATGTTGAAAATAGTGGAAGAAATATTAACAATATTCTTGGTAATAAGAGTCTTTTGTTATCAGGAAGTATGAATACTCTTTCATTTGCAGCAATGGGGATGAACTATCAAAATGGAAGTGGAGTACAGATAAATAACGGAGAGAAACCAGGTACTACTATAACTTTTAATCAAACTAATACTTCACCAAAAGCTTTATCGCAATTTGATATCTATAGAGAAACACGAAATCAATTATTAATGTTGAAAGGATTGGTCATAAGCGAATGATAAAGTCTATAACTATTACCAATCATCTTAACGAATCTATCACTCTAGTAATGACGAGCCCGGAGCAATCTGGGTTCGTCATTCGTTTTATCGATGGACTTGGACCTCCAAAAGCAAATGTTGAAATGACAGAAATGTCTCTAATGGATGGTGCTGTCTATAATTCAGCACGTGCTCAATCTAGAAACATAGTGCTTTCACTTATGTTTTTGTTTCCTAATGATCCGACAGGAGGAATTGAAGTAACACGCCAAAAATCTTATAAGTATTTTCCTTTGAAAAAACCTGTAAAAATTTCTATAGAAACTGATGAACGTTCTTGCGAAACTTATGGATATGTTGAATCTAATACACCAGATATTTTTTCACCAAATGGCGGAACTGTTATATCAATTCTTTGTCCAGATTCATTTTTATTCTCAACAGAAATAAACACTACAACTTTTGCTACTATTGATCCTGTGTTTGAATTTCCATTTGGGAATGAATCTTTAACAGTAAAGTTACTAGAATTTGCGGTCATTAGTGGTTATACAACAAGAACTATTAATTATACAGGTGATGCCGAAATTGGTATGTTAATGACTATACATGCCGTTGGGGCAGTTGAAAATGTCGAAATTTTTAGATTAGAACCCGAACCTGTTGAAAGTATAAAAATAGATACAGATCGTCTTCTTGCATTAACAGGAGAAGGATTTCATTCAGGTGATGATATTATAATATCATCTATTAAAGGTAATAAATATGCTATTTTAATGAGAGATGGAGAAACAATTAATATTCTTAATTGTCTTGATAAATATCCTGATTGGTTTCAACTTTCACGTGGCGATAACATTTTTACTTACACGGCTGAAGTTGGAATGGTTAATCTTCAATTTAAAATAGATAATCAAATTGCCTATGAAGGGATTTAAATATGGATCTATTAATTCTAAATAGTGCTTTTCAAAAAATAGGAGTTATCGACACTTTCGAATCGCTTATTTGGACTGATAGATATTATCAAGCTGGTGATTTTGAACTTTTAACCTCTCCAACTCAAAATATTTTGTCCGTTTTAAGTCAAGGTGCTTATGGCGCAATTAAAGAATCTGATCATCTTATGATAATTGAAGATGTCCATATTAAAACTGATCCTATTACTGGAAACAAATTAATTATAAAAGGACGAGGATTTGAATCTACTCTTGATAGACGAATTATATGGGATCCTATTAGATTTGAAAGTGAACCAATTCAATATTCTATTTTTACCTTGCTTAATGAACATGCTATAAATCCTTTTAATACTTCAAGAAAAATAAATGATTTACAATTTCAGTTTTCCACAGATCCTCTAGTTCTTTCAATTCAAATTTCCAATCAATATTGGGGAGACAATTTATATAGTGCTATAGTAGATTTATGTTTTTCTAATAATATTGGATTAAAAATAACTTTAAATGATCAAGGAAAGTATATATTTAAATTATATTCTGGAATTGATAGATCTTATGATCAGGTTCAAAATCCCTATGTTGTTTTTGCTCCGAATTTTGAAAACCTTAAAAACTCAGAGTATATGTTGTCAAATAGACTTTTAAAAACCGCAACCTTAATAGCTGGTGAAAAGGGTGTTGGCAACGCTCAAATATGTATAGAAGTTGATCCATCTGAAGGATCGGTGTTAGGTCTTTATAGAAAAGAAATGTTTTTAGATGCTCAAAGTGTAACAAGAGTTGACCAAAATGGAAATCCAACAACTGATGAAGAATATTTTGGCCATCTATATCAAAGAGGACTCGAAGAACTTTCCAAAAACATTATTATTGAAACATTTGCTAGTGAAGTTGATCCAACCGGTGAATTTATTTTCGGAAGAGACTTTTTTCTTGGAGATGTTTTACAAGTTGCCAATGAATATGGTTATGAAGGAAAGTCTAGAGTTATAGAAGTTGTTCGTTGTCAAGATGGGTCAGGATTTAAAATTTATCCAATATTTTGTATTGTTCCAGAAAGTAAAAATATTGATGAAACTGTTAATCTTAGAAAATTTTTAACTATTTCTTGTCCAAAGAATATTTATGAAACTGTTATTCTTGGAAAAAAAGTAAAAATCTTTTTGGGATCTCATGAAAGTATTAATTTCATTATATTTTCAGAGTTATCAGCAAATGGACGATTTTAAGAAGGAGAATACTATATGACTGTAACATACGGATTTTATGATTCACTTACAAATGATAGACGTTACAATGCAATGCAATTTTCAAGTTTACTTGATTCCATAATTCGAGATGGAGTTTTTATGTCCATTGGAACAGCCTTAGCTGTTACTTCTGGAACTGGTTTGCATGTGGCAGTAGGAGTAGGAAGAGCTTGGTTTAATCATACTTGGACATATAACGATTCCAGTCTTGTTCTTGATATAACTACACCGCATGCTGTACTAGATAGAATTGATACTGTGGTTTTGGAAACGAATTCAGATCAAGGTACTAGAGCGAATAGTATCAAAGTTATAGCTGGTACTCCTGCTTCTTCGCCCGTTCCTCCTACTCTGACGCATACGGCATCTATCAATCAATATCCTCTGGCAGATCTCTATATAGGAAATCAAATAACATCGATTGACCAACAATCTATTACTAATAGAGTTGGTACCACAACTTGTCCATTTGTGACTGGTATTCTTGAAACTTTAGATATAGATACGCTGGTTGCTCAATGGGGAGATGATTTTAATACTTGGTTTACTTATCTACAAAATGAGTTAGATTCTAATCAAGCAGCCAATTTGCAAGCCCAAATTCTCGAGCATGATCATACTCATGGATTATTTACCCAAGTTCCAACAGGTGGTTTGGTCGATGGTGCGGTGTCGTTATTGAAGTTAGCAGCCACTCTACGTTTTCAAAAATTATTTGAATTTGCAGGCAACGGTGCTTCACATCCTGATTGGACAGGTATACCAGCTGATTTTACGCATTTATTGATAATATATAATGGAATCAGTTCGCAAGCAGCATCTGGTTGGGATGAGTTTTGGTTGCGAGTAAATAATGATGCAGCAGCTCATTATTATACTGCTTGGTATTTTAATAGTGGTTGGCCTCCTGCTATGGAACGTTGGCAATATGGAATTACTAATCCCCACGCATTGGGAATGCATGCTGGAGTATTACCAGTTGGAAATTCTGGCGCTCTTCAAAGTGGCTCAGGTTTAATACTATTTCCAAATTATAAAGGAACTATTTTATATAAAACAGCAATTCATCTTTCGGTTTGGTTCGGAGAGAGTGATTTTGGTTTTGGATTAGCCCATACCTATTGGAATAGTACTGCAGCTATTAATCGTCTTACTGGTAATATGGCATCTTCTCGATATCTCCGTACTGGGAGTTTGTTTAGTCTTTACGGCTTTAATTAAGAAGGAGGATCAATGATATGGAACCCGTTTTATTTAGTAGATGTACTCATTTTTGCGCTTGCTCTTACTATGTTAGCTTATGCGGCAGGTTTAACCTTTAAAATGCCTGAACATTGGCTTATGATCTTTCCATTAACTTTCTGGGCAGCTCACTTGGCAGTTTTCTATGGAGTTATTGTTGTGGGGGATATTACGGGTGTTCCTATGGTTGATGATGCTTTTATTATTTGGAGTACAATACAACTTCTTCATGGGGTAATCACTATGTTCTATATGATCTGGATCTTATCTCATGCTACTATTAATTGTGAGAAAAAATAATGGATGAACTCGGGAATTTCACTCTTCTACAAGTTTTTCTCATCATAATTATTCCCGCAATTATTTCAGGAATTCCAGCATTTCTAGCGGTACTTCAACAACAAAAGCCAAAACCTAAAGATAAATATGATCAGAAAGAGCAAGACTCAACTTCTGCTGACAAAATAGCGACTGCCTATGAAAGAATTGTGGAAGATCTTCAAAATCGATTTGATAAGCTAGAAGCTAAGTTAACAAAATCGGAGGTTAATTGGACTCATATAGAAAAAGAATGGATTGAACGTCAGGAGATGACGGATTTAAGGCTAGAACATCAAGGACGTAGAATTCGTATTCTAGAGCGAGGTATACAACAATTAATTGGTCAAATTGAAAATCTTGGAGCAATTCCTGTATTTAAATTTCCTGAAGATGATCAAAAAGATACTAACGTATAAGGAATAAGGAGAATAATTATGTTACCAGATAAACTTTATAATGTTTTTAAATTCACGGCTCAATATCTACTTCCGTCAGCAGCTAGTCTGTATTTTGGTTTAGCAGCGATTTGGGGTTTGCCATATTCTGAGCAGATTGTGGGTACTATTTTAGCAGTTGATGCTTTTCTTGGTGCTCTCTTAGGAATTAGTACTATCCAGTATAATAAGAAAATGGTTAGTCAAGGTGCTATGCCTAGAATCCAACTCATTCAATCAAAAACTATTTTTACTATGACTAGTAGTGCTTATGATATTTTCTACTGGATTGCCCAGATAGTACTTCCCGCCCTTGGCACGTTATATTTTGCAATGGCAGCGATTTGGGGTTTGCCATATTCTGAGCAGATTGTGGGTACTATTGCATTGGTAACTACGTTCTTAGGGATATTTCTTGGTATTAGTACGAATCAATATAAAAAGGCTACCCAAGAAATTCCGGCTTAATTTTAGAGTGTATTTCCCTTTCTCGCAGTAATAACATGGGTTGTAATGAAGAAAACTCTTGAAAGGAGAACTAATGCATAAAAATCCGATCGATAAAACGATAGATGATTTGCTGAAATTCATGGGAGAGCATAAGCCGGATTCGGAAGAGTATGGCAAAGCGGTGGATAATCTAATCATATTGTGTGATGCGAGAAGTAAGAAACCTTCTCGGATTGTGGAATATGATACGATTCTTCTAGTTGCGGCCAACATCGCAGGAATTCTGCTCATACTCAATTATGAGCAGCTCCATCCTATCGCTTCTAAAGCGTTAGGATTTATCGCAAGGGGTCGATTATAGAGAGTTTTTAAAAAGGGGGAGTCCGAACATGGACTCCTCTTTTTTCTCTAAAAAATACCCCGGGGGACCTTTTGGAAAAATGAAAGGAAATGTAATATGGGAGAGTATGATAAAGTTTATATTGTTCCTCAATATTCTGAAATTGGGCATAAAGAAATCAATTTAACAACCAATTTTTTTGATATGACTTTGAAATTGCCGATTATTTCATCTCCAATGGATACGGTATCAAAAATAATCATGCTAAAATCTATGAGAATTTTTGGTTGCCTTGGCATACATCATAGATATTGCGACTATATAACTTTGAAAGACGCTACAAGATATGGCGGAATAGCCGTATCGCCGTCAATGCAACTAGCAGAATTGGAAGATATTTTAAATCTTAAGAATTATAAAGTTGCTTGTTTAGATGTTGCTCATGGGGACACTAAACGCAATCTTGAATTTTGCAGAGATTTAAAAACTATGGGATGGGATGTAATCAGTGGTAATATTTGCACTGTAGAAGCTGCTGGTCGTTATTTAGAATATGGAATAAATTATATTCGTGTAGGAATAGGTTCAGGAAGTGTCTGTTTGACTAGGACGGTAACAGGAGTTGGAAAACCTAGTTATTTGGCTATTCCTGAGATAAAGAAAGAATATGGAAATGATATTAAAATCATTGCCGATGGTGGATTCCGTAACACGGGCGATATAGCAAAGGGTTTTGCCTTGGGAGCAGATTATGTAATGCTGGGCCGAATGGTTGCAGGAACCTATGAGGCAGAAAATGATGGAATATATAGTGGTATGGCAAGTTCTGCCGCTTTACGACGTAATGGTAAAACAGAATTTTTCATAGAAGGGAAATCGGAGATTGTGGAAGTAAATAGAACTATTTATGCGTTACTTACTGAAATTAAAGATGCCTTAGAAACAACTTGCTATTACACGGGAGTAAAAAATTTAAAAGAATTAAATGGAAATTATGAGATAGAGAAATAACCTCGTATAAAAAACACATGCTATAGTAGAATACTATAAAAATTTCTAAAGGAGAAACGAAAATGAGAACACAAAGTTACACGAATACTGGGAGTCCGAAGGCGATTGCTGGGCTGCTCTTTGTCACTTTCGCGATGGCGGCTATCATGTTGTACACGCCCGAAATTGTTCAGGGAATTGTAACCCTGACAAAGACGGGAAAAGTGAAAACTGAGGCGTTATTGCGGGATGTGAAGAAGAAAGGCGAAGGACTATTGCACAAGGGCGAAAAGTCGTATGCTGTGTGTGAACGCACATATGATGGGCGAATTTTCGACACGGGAAAGAGGATTTGGAGATAATTTTAAAGAGGGAAGCTGCATAGGCTTCTCTTTTTCTTTTTTCTCCTCGCAGAAAAAACATATGCTATAATAGAATACTATAATTTAATTGACTAAGATTTATAATCTTATTAAATCATACATTCTATTTTTTTCAAAAATCTCTTGAAAGGAGAATGAAATGAAAACAGTTGGTGTATTATTCGATGTGGCCATGATCTTTCTGACCGGCGGCTTGTGGATTGTTTGGATCCTAGTCCGATTTCTTCGAGCACATTCCTAATAATTTAAATCTTGAAAGGAGAGGAAATGACGGCAACAACTATTGCTAAAAACATATTACGAGGTCTTGAGCGGGAATCCCCAGCCATATTGACTGGTTTAGGGGTTACGGGGATTGCGACAACTGTTATATTAGCGGTCCGAGCAACCCCCAAAGCGTTGTACCTTTTGGAGGAAGAGAAGCTAAAAAGAGATCCAAAAGGCAACACTGACATATCCCTAGATAAATTGGATGTTGTCAAGGTTACCTGGAAGTGCTATATCCCAGCCGCATTAGTGGGTCTAGGAACGGTTACATGCTTTATTATGGCCCATAGTATCAATATGCGCCGTAACGCGGCTCTAGCAGGCTTATTTACCGTGTCTGAGGCCGCCCTGAGAGAGTACCAGGAAAAGGTGATAGAAGTTATTGGCCGAAACAAGGAAGAAAAGATCCACGATGCCCTTGTGCAGGATCATCTTGATCAAAATCCGGTTTCAAAAAATGAAGTTATTATTACTGGAAAAGGAGAAGTACTGTTCTACGACTCATGGAGTGGAAGATATTTCAAGAGTGACATGGAAAAGGTCCGTAAATCTCAGAATGACCTTAATCACGATCTTCTTGGCGGCGATATGTATCTCTCGCTAAATTCTTTCTACGACGAGTTGGGTATAGTAAGAATTAAGGGGGGAGAAGAAATAGGTTGGACATTCGATGAAGGGATGCTCGATATTCATTTCACTTCTAAAATCACAGATACTGGCATTCCGTGCATCGTGATCGAGTATAAAATTAAACCGGTATTTTTTAAAGGAGGATAATTTATCAGTCCTCGTATAAAAAACACGGATTATAATGAAGCATATATTTGAAAAAAGGAGAACTAAAATGTTAGAAAAACTGACTGCGAAGATGACCCCCAAGACAATCGCAACCATAAAGGTTGGGGCCGTAGTAGTAGGAGCCGTAGCCGGCGCAGTAGTAGTTGGCTATGTACTCTACCGACTTGGCTACCTTCCGAGTGGTGGTGAGATTGTCGAGGTCGCGGACACAGCAGCGCAAGCTGCATTGTAGTCCTTTAGTGCTGAATGGGCATCATGGAAACATGGTGCCTATTCTTTTTTAAAATCATTGTAGAAAAGGTGGGTGTAAAGTGAGTATGCGCGATGACGCAAAACGAGGAATGTTATGGGTAATAATGTTTATCATGGTAATATCTTTATGCGTTGGTGTGTATTTTCTGCGATGCGTGCCATAGAATTGGTTGGGACTTGTGTCGCAATCCTAGGCATATGCGTATTGATATTTGTAGATTTTATATTCGATTAAGGAGAATCGACTATGAATAATAATAACGTTACAACCATTGAAATTTCTGTTGAAAATATGTCTGAAGATCTTAAGATTCTTTTTGTCGGGCTTATTGATCTTATCATGGCCGCCAATAACATGAATTTCACAAAGAACGTGAAAGTTGAAACTGTGGAGGAAATTGTCTCCACGATGGAGGCTTTCAATGGGAAAGGGTAATTCTGGTAAAACCTGGTTCGAAGATGGGGCGGAAGCTATTAAGGTAGCTGAACAAGCTGGTTGCAATGTTCGTCGTGGTAAAGGTGACCATGTCGATGTTGAACTACCAGATGGTTCCCATCAAACTGTCTGTGATCGTGAGATGGGTCGTGGCCTTGGCTGTAAGATCTGGAAGGCATTTAAGATTGCCGGCCTTCTTGTTATTGTCTATTCAGCCTACTGTGCTTTCACAGGTTCAGATAATCTTGTTCTGGATGGTGTAAACACGGTTCTTTCTCTGTTGATCTAGACAGAATCAAATTTATCTGGGCCTGACCCAATTGGGCGGTTGCGTGGATTCGTTTTCCGGAAGTCGTTTCCCAGTGGGATCGTTTCCCACCAGGCCCAGACCAATTGTATGAGAAAAAGGAGAAAAATGAAAAGCAAAATATTAGGTTTTCTATTCATGATCGTAATGATCGCAAGTATGTTGATGGGAGTAGTAATGGGGGTTCCCTTCTTTTACGAGGTTAAAAACGGGATATTCACAATCTGGGATCCATGTTATTCAACAATGGAGACTGGCGCAATAACAATTGAGAAAGTAGAAGCATATCCACGTCGAGTTGCAACAATACCCCTCATTTATCAAGGTCAGGGGAGTGCCGAATGTCCAGCTATTTATAAAAATGTATTGCCATCCTTTGGGCCAGGAGTATATCGTGTTATCTCAGCCCAGATTGACGGAGTTGAGTTCGTAATTCCGGATGAATATGCCTTTTTTAGTTATTACCCCATTACATTCTACTTCCCGCTAGTCAATAAATAGAGTATTACATCCATAAGGAGGCACCAAGATGGGACGGGGACCAGGGCGTGGTGTGTGCTTGATAATAAGCATTATTATAATGTCGATAATTGTGGTGGTGTGGATGACCTATATTATCGACATTCTACCCATTCGCTGAATAAGGTGTTAAATGACAAAAAATATGATGATTACTATGGCAATAGATGCAATTAGTAAAGTTAAGCCTAGTTATGATGAGGCTCATCTAAACGAGAAGAATCGTCAAGAATATGAAAAATGGATGGAAGTTATTCGTTGGCTTAAGACTCTAAGAGATTAGGAGAATGAAATGATAAAGGATCCTGATGAGGAATACGAACCAGATAATGGCCCAACTTATTCGAATGGCGAAACCACGGTTCTTTACGACGTGGATGGCGAGCAACATGTGGAATGTGGAGGTGAATGATGATGAACTGGATTAAGAAAACTGTCGAAGAGTTTTCCACCATGGCAAAAAATACTTTTAACACACCGGCCCCAATCGGTAAAACAGTTCTTATTACAGGAGGTCTGGTTATTGGAACTTTTCTCCTGACCCATAAGATGAAAGTTATTCTAGTCTTCGGATAACTCAACTCGTACAAAAAACATGGGTTATAATAGAATACTATAAAAATTCTAATTTAAAAAGGAGAATTGAAAATGACAAAGAAACAGAAAACGGTTGCTGTAGTAAAGGTGATCGTCGGGCTCGCCTGCGGTATTGCTGTGTCTGCCGTCGTGGCTGCAGCCATTAATAATATTGTTCCAACCGAGAGTATGACCAAGATAAACAAGGTTATATTCGCGTTAGGAAAGGGTATTATTGCTGGCTTAGTTGCGGGTGAGGCAGCTGACTATGGTGCGAGTCTTGTCGGTGTTTTTACCGACTTAGAACCGTTGCCGATGCCGGGGTCAATTTCGACCATGACAAGTTAGAAATAAAAAGATTAAGCATTATGGAAACATAGTGCTTAATTTTTTATCTATGATGGTTTCTTGAAAGGAGAAAACATGACATTCGAAGAATTTCTAGCTTACATACGTGAGCATATTGGCTCATATTGTACGGATGCTTATTGGCAGTGGAAATACAATATATTGCCAGATAAAAGTCTGGAATATGTTAAAACACAAATGTCATCCTTGGCGATTAATGCGATAGGCACCGACTACGCGAGTAAAAATGGATAATCACTGCTATGAATGCGGCCATCCCGCATTGAAGCACGATAATATCAAGGGCAATTGTACAGCATCATATTGTACTTGCCCTTCTTACGTTCCTCCATATTTTGAAGATGATGATTTCGAGGATGATGAGGAGAATGATGATGAAGACTTCGACTAAAGATTCCCTGATGATGTTATTCTGGACCCTTATTCTGTTCTTTGTGGGGCTGTACATATTCCTAGAGGTCATAGGACTACTACTCAAATGGCTAGGATGGGCTTAATGAGTGGATGGTTTGGACTGGAAATTAAAGATGTTCGTCAAACCTTCGAAAAACGATATCCTCCAATGGACGAATTAGATGTCCAACGGCAAAACACATGGATAGCGTTCTTGAATGAACTTCACGCGCAGAATGAAATCACAAAGCAGCAACTCTACAAATGGAGTATTGCCGGTTGGAAACAGCCGCCTAGGAAAGGAGAGTAACTGTGGATGGACGGCAATTAGTATTTGAACAAATGCTTTATTCGCCGATGGAGAGACGATTAACGCTTGATCAACTCCTTTATAGAAAACCGATAACGATAGTAAAACAATTTTTTGAGTATTTCATGTTAATTAGGCCTCAGGAACCGATTCGTATAACTCCCAATTATCCCATTGGATGGTATGCCGAAGTGGTTTCAGAGGATAAGGTTTGGACTGTCGAATGTGATAGGGGGGAAATTCGATTAATTAAAGTAGCAGATCTTCGTGGTCATGCAGTAAATGGTGGGTTTATTACTGAGGCCGAAGAAGATATAAGCAGTATGTGGAACGATTGGCAGCAACCATGCCAATACGCAGGTGTAAGTAATGATGCCATGCTATGTGTGGATTTATGTAACGATGACAATGACGATTTTCGTTGCAGATGCTGTCCATGGACTAGAAGGAGTTTAAATGAAAAAAGGATGGGAATATACTAGAATAATAGCATTATTCTTAGTACTTTGGATATGGTTAAAAAAGTCGTGGGGATGTGCTACCAGGGCAGGAGCCTTAATCTTATTACTTTTGATGTGTGCATGCTCATGGATCTATCTCATATATTTTGCGAAATAGAGCATCATATAACTCTTGAAAGGAGTTTTGAATGACAGATGAAGTAGAGGAATTTCCTAGTAATTCTCGCAGTGAAAAAAGAGAAGAACCTCAAGAAGAATCTAAAAAGATTATTAAGCAGGTTGCAACAGGGAAAAGGATTGTAAGGAAGAAAACCTTTTTTGATAATATACTCAGTGGTACATTAAAGGTTGTAGGAACTTATATTCTTTTTGACATTCTAATCCCTGCAGCTAAGAACACGTTATCCGATATGATTAATAATGGTAGTGATATGATCTTATTTGGAGAACCAAAAAGTCGAAAGCGAGATAGAGATCGTGTAAGTCCTCGTGTGAGTTATACTAACTATTACGACCGAGATCGGGATAGGGATAGGGATCGAGGAGGTTATGACCGAGAACGACGTTCTGAACGAGTTTATGGAAGATCAAGATTTGATTCAGATGATGTCCTTCTTCCAACTCGAGAAGAGGCTGAAGATGTTATTCGGAGTATGTTTGATATATATGATCAATACAACGAAGTAACTGTCTCAGAATTTCTTGAACTTGTTGGCCTTCCTGATGAATATACCGATCGAAATTACGGTTGGAGAAATCTTCGTGATGCTCAAACGCGACGGGTTAGAGATGGTTATGTCATAGATCTTCCAGTTCCTAAGGCATTGCCAAAATAGTTATAAGGCCAGCAGGATGTTCTTTTAACCACCAAATGATGGAACGAGTTTTCCCCCCACAGAACAAATGGTAAAATGCCTGCGAATGTCAGGGACTGCTGGCTTTATATTATAAGGATGATAATGACAGAAAAGAATATTAAATTTCACTTTGAAGATAACAAAATTGTTTTCGACGAGACTCGCCTCTTGCTAAATGGAGACGAAGTTGTAATTAATTATTCCATAGATGGAAACACTACGGTTTACGATGTGAACGTTGAATTGAAAAGGAGAACAATGAAACGGTACCTTTTGTACAGGGCAAAAGGATATGATGGAAAAGGTAATAATATTTTTCAAATTTCTAAGTTCAATACTTTAATAGCAGCAGATTCTTTTGCTGAGGCAGCGGAAATTGCGTATCAACTTGCTGGACCTAATGGTTGTGTGGAATCAATTAAGAATACAAATAAAGAAGTAATTATAAAAGGAGAAACTGAAAATGATCAGTCTGAGTAGTGTAAAAATTATGGCTACGAACTCCTTAGGACGAACGGGTTTAATCTTAAGTAAGAAAAGCCCAGAAATCCTACTAGGAGTAGGTGTAGTGGGTGTTGTAGTAGGCACAGTCCTTGCTTGCAAGGCCACGTTGAAAGTTACAGAAGTTACAAAAGAAGCAAAAGAAATTCTTGATACCATAAATGTAACAAGAACTGTTTCTAGTGAGGAAGATTATTCGGACGCGGATGCAAAGCGGGATACAGCCCTTGTTTATATCAAAACCGGTGTTGAAATAGCAAAATTATATATGCCGGCTATTGCAGTCACTGGCTTTTCGATCGCCTTGATCGTAGGATCTCATAATATTCTGAGCAAGCGTAATACTGCTTTAGCTGCAGCCTACAAGTTAGTAGATGCGAGTTTTAAGCAGTATCGGCAACGTGTCCGTGATGAATACGGAGAAAATGCGGATAAAGAACTTCGTTTCGGACAAAAAGAAATTAAAGTTCTAGAAACGAATGCAAAAGGAAAAGAAAAAGAAATCGTTAAAAAGGTTCTTGGCACTGAAGACATTGCGCCATATTCTTTTGTATTCAGCGAAGAAACTGCCACTCAGTTTAAAAGAAATTATGATATGAATCTTACCGCATTACGAAGTATTCAGCGATACGCTAATGACCGACTGAATATTCGTAGTCATATATTTATGAATGAAATTTTGGATGACTTGGGACTTCCGCGAACCAGGGCCGGTGCCGTAGTTGGCTGGGTTAAGGGATACAATCCTCACAATCCCAATAACGATCAATATGTGAATATGGGTATTGACGATCCAATAAATGAAGAGAAGGAAGATCCACGAGATGCCATGGTTCAGCCGTTCTTTCTCAACTTCAATGTTGATGGGAATGTGTATGATCTGATATGACTGAGGGCGCTAATTTACGATGCGCCTATCCGTGAAAAAATGGAAAGAGATCCAGATATATACACGTATGACAATGGTCACTATAAAGGAAGAATAGTAAAAGGAGAATGGGAATATGGATACGAATATGATTGTGATTAGACGTCTTGGTCTGATAGCCGCTGGTGGTCTTGCTGGTGGAGTTATCGGATATTTTCTAGGGGGTTTAATTGTTAACCAACTTGAAAAACGAAATGAGGAGTTGGAAGAGGATGCATGGCTAAAAGAAGTGTACGAAGGAAAGGCAGATAGTGGTGGACCAACTGAAGTTCAAGTTGCAAAACAAAAGGATTACACCAAATATGCAAAGGGGGAACTCGCGGAACTTGTAAAGCCATACACTTCTTCAATTAGTGAAGAACCTAATAAGAAGCGTAATATCAAAGCAGACAAAATCAGGATTATTACTGCCGAGGAGTATGAAAGGAATCGAGCTACTGCCAAAGAACCGATAGCATACTACGAAGAAGACACTACCTTTGCGGATGCTCAAGAAGAGATCATTGACGATCCTAACAGGTTGTTCGGGGCAAATATTCATCTTCATTTTGGCGAGGAATCTGATGATCCTGACATTGTCTATGTGAGGAATGAAAATACTGGGGTGGATTATGAGATAACTCGTGTCCATAATAGTTATTCAATATTTGTTATGGGTATGTCAGAGGGAACAGCCAAAAAAGAGACTAAGGCCAAAACCCGAAGAAAGGGAAAAAAGGTTACTGCTGATGATGATGAAGATACTGAAGACGAACGGGAAGGTTGAACAGATATATTTTGATTGGCTTTATGATCAAATAGAAGAAAGAAAGTCTTCAAGATTAAAAGACTTCATCTTTGAACTCCAGTCTTTCCCTTTTGTTTGCCATATTCCAAACGATGATAATCGAGTTGAAGACGGTCTTACACTTAGAAATCAGTTTATTGATCAGCAAGATTTTGATCTCTTAGAAGATGCTTTATTAGGACCGTGCACAGTTTTGGAAATGCTAATAGCATTAGCTGGCAGAATGGATTTCATTTTATTTGATTATACTAAAGGCAGTAAATTTAAATTATGGTTTTGGTTATTTATTGATAATCTAAAACTACAAAAATATACCAGTAATGAAAATGGTGAGCAAAAGAAAAAATTTAATAGTATAGTTATTAGGAAATTTGTTGATCGAGATTACCAAGTAGATGGTAGAGGGGGTTTATTTCCATTGGAGAATCCATCTCGTGACCAACGGGATGTGGAAATATGGTATCAAATGATGGACTACATTAGCGAAAACTATGACGTTTAATACGAAATAACACAGGGTGTCCTTTAGGCAGTAGTATCACCAACATCGGAATGTGAGGTGCAATTTCCCGAGCCCTGTAAAATTTCATATTCTTGAAAGAATTGAAGGAACTCTTAAACCATGAACTCTGTTGTAGCGAAAATGTTAGACAAAGTGGACGAGTTAAAGGAGGAATTTCGGCGTCCGGCCAAGAAAATTGGACATGAGTCGACACCTCAGAAGAGTCGTCACCCAGGACAAGGATTCACTCATAACCATGGGAAAGGCGAGTCGAAAATCCGCAAGAAAATGGCGGATAAATCTCGCCGAATTAATCGAAAAAGGAATTGCAGATGACACATTTCTATATTGCAAGTGCTGATGGGAAGCATTATGTGGTAACAAACGATCTAGACAAAGTGCCTGTAGGCGCCACTCCAGTTCCTATTAATGCTCTGCCTACACTTGGTCAGTATGATGTTCTAGCAAAGCAAGGTGCAGTTGTAAAAATCGATCTTGTTGCAATTCCGCTAGTACCAAATCATGGTAATAAAGTAATATAATCGCAAGGAGATGAAAAATGATCCAAGAACTTTTATATAGGTTTCAACTACTTAACCGCCCATATGGTTCCAAATTGGGGGAGAAGGAACCTACCGCTCAGGAGAAGATGCGTG